TCCTAGCGTCAGAATTTTGACAATAAATACAGGAGAGTCAGAAAATTGACACAAGCACAGCAAAATGGCAGAGGCAGACCGCCTATTCAAGATGCCGATTATAATGCCGCCAGAGCAAGAAAAATGGAAGCTGACGCGCAGATGGCAGAATTGGAATTGCTACAGGCACAGCGCAAACTGGTGCAAGCAGATGATGTATTAGGCGCGTGGACAGATGTGCTAGGCGCGATGAAGGCAAAGCTATTAGCAGTCCCGACAAAATGCGCACCATTGGTAGCAACAGAAAAAGACATATCTATAATACAGAACATTATAGAAAATCAGGTACATGAAGCATTACAGGAGTTAAGCGGCTATGACCCTAGTAGCAACGCGTCAAGCGCATCAGTCACTGCAAGCGGTAGTGATACAGGCGATGCAGACGCTAAAGCCACCGCCTCGCCTAGACGTGGCAAGGTGGGCAGACCTAGAAAGGCGACTAAGCTCGGAAGCTAGCGCAGAGGCTGGCAGATGGCACACTAGTCGGGCTGAATACCAGCGCGGCATTATGGAAGCTATTTCAGACCCGACAATTAAAGATGTTGTAGTGATGGCTGGCGCACAGGTCGGCAAAACTGAAATCCTATTGAACACTATCGGTTATCACATAGCGCATGAAGCTTGCCCAATTTTGTTAGTCCAGCCTACGCTAGAAATGGCACAGGCATTTTCTAAAGACAGGCTAGCACCGATGTTGCGTGATACGCCTATACTTAGAGGCAAGGTCAAAGACCCTCGCGCTAGAGACGCTAACAACACGACAACGCATAAGGTGTTCACTGGTGGGCATATATCACTTGTTGGCAGTAATAGTGCCGCAGGATTGGCATCACGGCCTATCAGGGTAGTGCTGTGCGATGAGGTTGACAGATATCCAGCTAGTGCTGGCGCAGAAGGCGACCCGATACAGCTAGCGCGAAAACGTAGTGCGACATTCTGGAATAGAAAAATAGTTATGGTCAGCACACCGACTAATAAAGGCGCATCCAGAATTGAGGCAAGTTTTGAAGAAAGCGACCAGCGCAGATATTATGTGCCGTGTGAAGATTGTGGGCATGAACAGGTTTTGAAATGGTCTAACGTCAGATGGGATAAAGACCAACCAGAAACAGCGCATTATATGTGTGATGAATGCGGTAGCGTGTGGGATGATGCAAAACGCTACAGGGCTATCAGGCTAGGCAGGTGGATTGCCACAGAAGAATTTAAGGGCGTGGCTGGTTTTCATATTTCGGGCATATATTCTAGTTGGACACCGCTAGCAGATGCGGTGCGTGAATTTTTATCAGCAAAGCGGATGCCAGAAACCTTGCGCGTATGGACAAACGTCTATTTGGCAGAGAGTTGGGAGGATCAGGGCGAACGTGTTGATGACTACGCTGTTGCAGAACGCGCAGAACAGTATGGGCAATTTGTGGATGAACGTGTTGAATTGATTACGGCTGGCGTAGACGTGCAGGATGACCGTTTAGAAATCGAGGTAGTCGGGTGGGGCAAAGATGAAGAAAGCTGGTCGCTGGATTACCGCACACTTTATGGCGACCCTAGCACACCGCAATTATGGCAAGATTTAGACAGCGTGTTAAATCAGCGTTTTGAGACAGAGGACGGTCGAGAAATAGCCATAAGGTCTACTGCCATAGATAGTGGCGGTCACTATACACAGGCGGTTTATAACTATGTCAGGCCGCGTGAAGCTAGGCGAGTATTTGCTATTAAAGGTATGGCTGGTGAAAGCAGACCGATAGCTGGCAGACCTAGCAAAAACAACATCGGAAAAATCAAATTATTTACATTAGGGGTTGACACTATCAAGTCATTGATTTTTTCCCGATTAAAGATTACAATAGAAGGCGCAGGATATTGCCATTTCCCTGATGATAGGCCAGATGAGTATTTCAAGCAGTTGGCGGCATCAGAAAAAATCGTTACTAGGTTTCACAAGGGCTTCCCTAAAAGAGAATTTGTGAAAACCAGAAATAGAAACGAGGCGTTAGACTGTCGGGTATATGCTTATGGGGCTTTGGCTATCTTGAATTTGAACATTAACGCCATAGCAGATAGACGTGCAAAACAGGCTGAACAGTCAGCAGATGAACAGGTCGTGCAACAGCCGCGACCTAATCCTTTAATGAAAAGGCCGCAAGCTAGCGGTTTTGCAAATAGTTGGCGGTAAGCGATGGCAAATAGATTTTCTGTAGATGAAGCACCTGACGGACAACAGCCAGAAACCATTGTTATCGGTGACTACCTAATCTGGAAGCGCACAGATTTAGTGCAGGATTATCCGCTAGCTGATTATTCTATGGAATATGTGGCGCGTATCACGGCTGGCGGCAATACAGAAATCAAAGTAGCCGCACAAGAAATTAACGGAACATATGTATTTGAGGCAGATAGCGCGACCACAGCCGCCTATGTGGCTGGCTTTTATCACTGGCAGTTAGAAGCTACTCAGACCGCTACAGGCAATCGTGTAGTGCTAGAACGCGGCACATTTACGGCTGTAGAAGATTTGGACGTAAATGGCGCAGACCCTCGTAGTCATGCCGAAATTATGATTGCCAAAATTGAAAGCATTTTGCAGGGCAAGGCCGATGCAGATGTTTCTAGCTATAGCATCAATGGTCGGTCGCTGACTAAGATGTCATTTGAGGAATTAAATCAGGCCAGAGATTTTTATCGCAAAGAATACCTAAAAGAATTAGCAAAAGAGCGTAGCAGTTATGGTGAAAATACTGGTGCGACCATACTAGTGAGGTTTTAGATATGGGCGTTTTTGATTTCATGCGGAAGCAAAAGCGGCAGAAGCGTTCCTATACTGCCGCAAATACAGGTCGTTTATTTTCTGATTTTATTACATCATCACGGTCGGCAGATAGCGAAATACGGCCTAATCTGCGTGTGATACGCGATAGATGCCGCGAAGCTACCAGAAATCATCCATACGCAAAACGCTATATCCAGATAATGACTACGAACGTAGTAGGCGCGACAGGCGTGACTATGCAGGTTCGCAAGCGGAATGAAGATAACACGCTGGACGTAGTAGGCAACAGGCTTATAGAACGTGCATTTCAGGCGTGGGGCAGAACAGGCTTTTGCACAGTTGACGGGCGTTTAAGCTGGCTACAGGCACAGCGTTTATTTATGGAAACGCTAGCGCGTGATGGCGAGGTGTTAATCAAGAAGGTCAAAAGACCAGCTAATAATCCGTATGGCTTTACACTGCAATTCTTAGAAGCCGACTATCTCGATGAAGATTACAACAAGCGGATGCCTAACGGTAACGAGGTTAGGATGGGTGTTGAAATAGACAAGGCTGGTCGGCCTGTCAGTTATTTCATGTTTGAAGACCATCCGCATCACGATCAGGGTTATGGTTCACGCACTAAGCGCAAGCATATACAAGTACCAGCGAGTGAGATTATTCACTGCTTCATTCAAGAACGCGCAGGGCAGACCAGAGGCGTTCCGATGATGGCAAATGCACTTAGCCGCCTTAAAATGCTAGATGGCTTTGAAGAAGCGGTTTTAGTCAATGCGCGTGTAGCCGCATCTAAGATGGGCTTTTTCGTTAGTCCAGAAGGCGATGGCTTTATAGGTGATGACTATGACGGTCACGCGCCTATTATGGACGCATCGCCTGGAACTTTCACGCAGTTGCCGCAGGGTATGGATTTCAAAGCATTTGACCCATCACAGCCGCAGGATAACTTTGCAGATTTTGAAAAGGCTATTCTGCGCGGCATCGCATCAGGTCTAGGCGTTAGCTATGTATCATTAGCTAATAATCTGGAAGGCGTTAGCTATTCATCTATCAGGCAAGGCACTATAGAAGACCGCGACCATTTCAAGATGATGCAACAGTTTATGATTGATGCGTTTATTGACCCTGTTTATCGGGCGTGGCTAGAGATGGTGATTACTACAGGCAGGGTTAATCTGCCTATGGGCAAGTATGACCTATTTGCTGATAATGTTATCTATAGACCGCGTGGGTTTGCGTGGGTTGACCCTCAAAAAGAAATTCAAGCCAGCGTCACAGCACTGCAAAACGGCATTGTGACCTTGCAGGATGTTCACGCGCAGTATGGTAAAGATACCGAAGATGTATTTGAGCAGATTAGCCGTGAAAGCGAACTGGCAGACCGCTATGGCGTAGACACAGCATTCCAGCCGTTCGGAACGAAATTGCCTGTAGAAGCTAACGTAGATAGGGGCGAGGCTGAAGATGGCAACGTATAAAGGCGTGGAAATCAGCCTAAAGCCGACCGAAGCTATGGCAACAGAAGCACAACGGTTTTTAGATTGGCGAGCAGAAGGCGAAAAAGGCGGCACTGATGTAGCTGTTGCTAGAGCAAGGCAGTTAGTAAATAGACAGGAATTATCAGCCGATACAGTACGCAGGATGCACAGTTTTTTCAGCAGACATGAGGTTGATAAGCAAGCGGAAGGTTTTAGACCAGATGAAGATGGCTACCCATCTAAAGGCCGTGTAGCGTGGGCGGCGTGGGGCGGTGACGCTGGTCAGACGTGGGCTAGGGCTAAAGATGCCGCACTTGATAAAATCGATGAACGCAGTTTTGAGGCTAGGCCATATCCTAACGAACACGCGGCTAGAATAGCAGACCCTACACAGTTTGATAGTTTTAGGCGCGAGGCTGATGCTGGTGGTGATGGAATTGATTTTATTTACGGAATAAGAGATAATACATCAGAGATACAAAGCATCAGATTTGATGCAGAGCGTTTTTCAGCAGGTGAAGCACAAGACTGGCTAGAAGAACATGATTTTGAGCCTATCGAATTTGAGCCAGCAGACAGGGGCAGGACAATGGAAGATGAAAAAGTAGAAACATTTGAAGCAGACGAAATGGAACGGTTTGACCGTTCTATGCTAGATTTTCGTGCCGCTAAACTGGATAAGGTTGATGGTGATGACCGCAGGGTGCGTATGTCACTATCGTCAGAAGAACCTGTAGAGCGTTCTTTTGGTAATGAGGTTTTAGAGCATAGCGAAAAAGCAATAGATTTAAGCAGGGCGGCATCTGGTACTATGCCATTATTACTAGACCACGACCTGACTAAGCAGATTGGCATCGTTGAACGTGCATACTTAGATGGGGCAGACCGCAAGTTGCGTGCTGTTGTGCGGTTTGGAAAAAGCGCACTTGCCGAAGAAGTGTACACAGATGTCAAAGACGGTATTAGAAGCAACGTCAGCATCGGATACCAGATAAAAAATATGGTTAATCGAGATAACGGAACAGTCGTAGCCGATAGCTGGATGCCATATGAAGCAAGCATAGTTTCTGTGCCAGCAGATAATAATGTTGGTGTTAATCGGAAGCTAGAAACTAAACCATCAGTAAAAATCGGAGATGATAAAATGACTGATATCAATGTGGATGAAATCCGCGAACAGGCGTCAGATGCCGCAAAGCGCGATTTCCAGAAGAATGCTGGCGAAATTCTAAAGCTAGCTGAGAAGCACAACAGACGCGACCTAGCTAACGATGCTATCGCAGAAGGTCTATCTGTTGCACAATTCAGAGGCGTTCTACTTGACGCGATTGGCGAAGGCAAGCCGCTAGAACAGCCAGCGCACAAAGTTGAAATGTCTGCAAAAGAACAGCGTGATTATTCATTCATGTCTGCGGTTCGCGGTATCGTGAACGGTTCTGGACTACGCGGTCTGGAAGCAGAAATCAATGATGAAATCGCTAAGAATATGGGGCGTGCGGCTCGCGGTTTCTATGCACCAGAAAGCTTCTGGGCTGGCAAGCGTGACCTGACTGTTGGCACAGATAGTGCTGGTGGTTTCCTACGGCCTACAGACCATCTGGGCGACCAGTTTGTTGACGCACTTCGCGCACGTTTAGTTTTCAGCGAATTAGGCGCACGTTTCATGTCTGGTCTAACAGGCGATGTTGCTATTCCAAAGCTAGCAACAGGCGTATCTGCTGGTTTCGTAGCAGAAAACGGTGCAACATCAGAAGTGAACGCAGTGTTCTCACAAGTCACTATGTCACCTAAATCACTAGGTGCATTTACTGATGTATCACGTTTGCTCATGATCCAGTCTGACCCATCTGTTGAACAGATTGTTCGTGATGACCTTCTAAATGCGATTGCACAGAAGGTTGAAGATGTTGCCATCGAAGGTGGCGGTTCTAACGAGCCTACAGGCATCACTGGCACTACTGGTATCGGTTCAGTGGCAATCGGCACTAACGGTGGTTCACTAACTTGGCAAGCTATCACTGACCTTGTAAAAGAAGTTGAAGTAGACAATGCCGCTATCAATGGCAATTCATTGGCTTACTTGACTAATCCAAAGGTTAAATCTCATATGGCTAGCACATCAAAAGTAGCTTCAACAGATAGCGTAATGCTACTAGAAGCACCTTATGATAACGTGTATGGCTATAATCTTGCTGTTACTAACAATGTACCGTCAGACCTAACCAAAGGCACAGGCACAGCATTGTCAGCATTGATTTACGGTGATTTCAGCCAGCTAATGATTGGCCTGTTCTCAACACCTGACATTTTGATTGACCCATACACTGCTGGTTCAAGCGGTGCGGTTCGCATCAGAGTGATGCAGGAAATTGATGTTGCAGTACGTCACGCGCAGTCATTTGCCGCGTGTCTGGACATTGATGCCTAATATAAAAAAGATAGGGGCGAGGCTTCTCGCCTCTATCATTTTCTGGAGATTGTAAAATGAAGATTAAATGCACACGCGCAGTGATTATCAAAGGTCAGCCATATGAAGCTGGCGATATTGTGACTGTAGAACAGCATGAAGGTTTAGACCTTATCAATATGGGCAAGGCACAGCCATATGATGAGCAATCTCTTACAAATCGCGCAGTCGGTTTGACAAGAAAATCTGCTGGTTCACTTGTTAAAAGAAAGACCAAAAAATGAAGGTTTGGGCTAAAAAAGATTGTGTAGCGGCTGGCGCACAGTTAAAAGAGGGCAAGGAATATGATTTGCCGCCAGCGATTGCTAATAAGTTAATTGCTAGAGGTTTGGCATCAGAGAAAATGCCGACTACAGCAAAGGCAAAAAAGGAAGAAGAAAAGGCTGAATAATGGCTGTTGAGAGTGCGGCAGATAGAGCGGTATTTGTAGGCATCGATGATTTCGGTGTTGCGGCTACTTATACGCCTACAGGTGGAGTTGCTAGCACTGTAAATGGCATATTTGATAATGAGTTTATAGAGGTTGATGCTGGTGGTGGTATCGGGGTGGCTATGCAACAGCCTAGATTTCACTGCCGCACCGCAGACGTTTCTACAGCCGCAGAGGGTGATGCGATTGTAATCAGCGCAGTTAATTATGTGGTGCGTATTGTGCAGGATGATGGCACTGGCATGACTATGATGGTATTGGAAAAACAGTAGATGGCACACGTTCGCAAGCAAATCAGAGATGCGATAGTCACTGCGGTTACTGGTTTAAGCACGACAGGCAGTAATGTTTTCAGAAGCAGGGTATTTCCCCTAGAAACAACAAAACTGCCAGCGATATGCGTATTTACAAAATCAGAAACAGTTGATTTTGATACTTTACACATACCGCGTTCGATTATGCGAACACTTGATGTACAGGTGGAAGCATATGTGTCTGGCACGTCAAACTATGATGACACGCTGGACACGATTGCCGTTGAGGTTGAAGAAGCATTAGCGGCAGATGTAACGCTGCGGGGAGTAGCTAAAGACCTACAAACCACAGCATTTGAAGCCGATTATATTGGCGATGGTGAGCAAACGGTTGCAGTTGGCAGATTTACTGTCACTGTGCAATACCGCACACTAGAAAATGACGTAGAAACAGCCGCATAACAGGAGATTGTTTAATGGCGACATTAGTAGGCAAAGACGGTGTTGTGAAAATCGGAAGCAACGCCATCGGTGAAATCCGTTCATACTCTATTGAACAGACTATGGACGTTATCGAAGATAGCACTATGGGCGACACAGACCGCACATACACATCTGGGCTAAAGACTTTTAGCGGTAGCTGTGACGTGTATTTTGACGATGCAGACGCAGGTCAGCTAGATGTGCAGGTAGGTGATACTGGCACTATCAATGTGCAGGTCGAAGGCGACACATCAGGCGACCACCAGCTATCAGGTAGCATCCTAGTGACAGGCCGCACTATCACAGCATCATTTGATGGTATGGTAGAAGCATCTGTGTCATTTCAGGGTACAGGCGCACTGACAGAAGGCACAGTGTAATCTGATGAGCATCGCAAAGCGGATTGCTGAAAAGCAGAACAGGCAGAGGCGCACTATCAGCGTTCCAGAATGGGGCGAAGATGGAACGCCTTTGCTAATCTATGTGTCGGACGTAACGGCTGGCGATTTAGATAAACTGCAAAGAAAGCACAAAGATTTCATAAATAATATGACCATCGCAGGGATGGTGGATTTACTTATTTTGAAAGCGGAAGATGCAGACGGCAATCGTATGTTTTCGCTAGAAGATAAATTCACTTTGATGGGTGAGCCTGTTAATCTAATAGGCGATATTGCTGGCAAAATGTTTAGTGATATTGCATCAGTAGAGGATCAGGAAAAAAACTAAGAGGCGATCCGTTTAGGCTTAATGTTATGGCTTTGGCGGATCGGTTACACAAAACACAGGCCGAAATTGGCGAATTAACATTATCAGAGATAAATGAATGGTTCGCATATTTTAAGGTGATAGAAGATGGCAGACCAAAATCTTAAAATCCAATTAACGGCTATAGATAAAACACAACGTGCATTTGCGGCTGTCAGAGGCGGTCTAAAGCGCGTTTCTGGTTCTATCCTAAATGTTCGCACTGCGCTAGTAGGTCTGGCTGGCGCGGCTGGACTACAGCAATTTGCCACACAGATTGACGACCTAGCAAAAGCATCATCACGGCTAGGTCTAACTGTTAATGAAATTCAGTCATTACAATTTGCCGCATCTCAAACTGGCGCATCAGCAGAAGAATTAGAAAAGGGGCTAACTAGATTTAGCCGTTCTATTTCAGAAGCATCGTCAGGCATTGGTACTGGACTGCGGTCTTTTGAGGCGTTGGGTATTACAGTCACAAATGCTCAAGGTGATTTGCGGCCTACATCAGAATTGCTAAACGAGGTATCAGATAGATTAACAGAAATAGAAAGTCCAGCCGACAGGGTGCGGATAGCGTTTGACCTATTTGGGCGGTCAGGTGTTAATCTTGTTAATACATTACAGGGTGGCTCTGCTGAATTAAAAAAGCTACAGGGTGAGTTTAATGCAATTACATTAACTTTAACTGGCGAGCAAGCACAGGCTGTAGAACAGGCTAATGACCAATTTGATAAATTATTTAAGTTTTTCCAATCAATAGGGCAAACTATAACCGCTACAATCCTGCCGCCTTTAGCTAAATTTGCTACTTTTTTGACGGTGCATATTGTTAAAGGTTTTGCAAATGCCATTAAAGGCGCAAGGGATTTTGTTAATTTTTTCATCCGCGCCTATAACGAATTAGCTAAACAAATTGATGCCATACCGCAATTAGATGAAGTGGTTTTTGGGGCAAGATTAGAGCGTAATCTACGCAAAATTGCTGGCAATTTCCTTATAGTAAATGGTGAAGTTAAAGATTTTGCTAGAACATCTACAGAGGCGGCAGATGCCACACAAGGTTTAGCTGATGGCTTTGACCGCGTTAATGCTAGCACACAAAGCATTTTTGAGAGATTTCCTGATTATGCCTCAAAGTATAAAGAGTTAAATGTTAGCGTTAGTGCTGTTAAAGATGGATTAGATACGACAAGCGAAGCGGCTAAAACATTAGGCGAAAAGTTTGCAGATGCTAAAGCTAACGGTGTTGACCAGTTAGAAGATGGTTTGATGCGATTAGCTAATGGCACTGGTTCAGTCAAAGATGCGTTTAGGAGTATGGCTAATTCGATACTTTCTGATTTAACTAGGATGGCAATCCAGCAAAATATCACAAATCCATTACGTTCATTTTTAGGTTTAACGCCTAAAGCTATTGGCGGCAGTGTGCAAGCTGGTCAGCCATATATGGTTGGCGAGCGAGGCGCGGAAATGTTCGTGCCTAATCAGTCTGGTTCTATCGTGCCTAATAACCAGCTAGGCGGTGGCGGTGCGGTCACAGTTAATCAGACTGTAAATCTGACTACAGGCGTAGCGCAGACAGTCAGAACAGAGGTTATGAATATGTTGCCACAAATCCAGCAAGCGGCAGTGTCAGCCGTGTTAGATGCTAGAAGGCGTGGCGGTGCATTTGGTTCAGCGTTTGGGGGCTAATTATGGCTATTACTTATCCATTATCACTGCCTACGCAGACAGGCATTTCACAGGTTAATCTGATTGCTAGAAATGTGGTCGGTACAACGCTGTCGCCATTTACACTAAAACAGCAGGTGCATAAACATTCTGGGCAGAGATGGGAAGCTGATGTTACTTTGCCGCCTATGAAGCGCGAAGATGCAGAAGTGTGGATTACGTTTTTTATGAAGCTATACGGCTCATATGGCACATTTTTGCTAGGCGACCCGAATGCGGCAACACCTAGAGGTAGTGCATCAACATCTGCTGGAACGCCAGTCGTTAATGGTGCATCTCAGACAGGTGGCGAATTAAATATAGATGGCTTACCAGCATCAGCTACAGGCTACCTAAAGGCTGGCGATTATATTCAGCTAGGTTCGGCTGGCACATCACAGCTATATAAGGTGCTAGATGATGTGGATACTAACGCGTCTGGCGAGGCTACACTGGTCATCTGGCCTGATTTGCGTTCATCACCAGCAGATAACGCTAGTGTCACTGTATCAGGCGCACAGGGGCTATTTAGGCTAGGCACATCAACATCAGATTGGGGCATAAATAACGCTGGCTTTTACAGCATGACATTCGGGGCTATTGAGGCACTATGACCAGAGGGCTAGGCACAGATTTCGATAATTCTTTATCTGCTGATGAATTACAGCCGTTTTTCGCAGTGGAAATGGATTTTTCTAGCGGCATTTTACGGCTATGGGGCGGCTATGGTGATTTGACTATTGGCGGCAATACTTACACTGGTTCTGCTGATTTTTTGCAAATAAGCACTATTGATGAAACATCAGAGATTAGGGCTACAGGTATCAGCGTAGGATTGTCTGGCATACCTGCATCTTTAATCGCTACCGCGCTGACAGAAGATTATCAGGGCAGGGATATCACGCTATATTTCGGCACATTAGATAGCACAGGGGCAATAAACGACACGCCATATGTTGTATTCAAAGGCCGTATGGATTTAATGACTGTGCAGGAATATGCAGATTATTGTAATATCACTATCACAGGTGAAAGCCGCCTAATTGATTTAGAAATTCCTAGAGCCTACAGGTACACATCAGAGGATCAGAAAATCGACTATCCAGCCGATAAAGGCTTAGAGTTTATCGCAGATTTGCAGAATAAAGAGATTGTGTGGGGTAGCTAATGAGTTGGTTTTCTAGCTTTGTAGGCGGTGTTAAGCAAGCTGTTAAAAATCCAGCCACAATTATTACTGCGGCAGTTTATGTTGCCACAGGCAATTACACGATGGCGGCGGCTACTATTGCGGCGGCAGGGGCATCATCAGCATTAACACCATCGCCTGACTTGCCAGATTATAATGATTTCACATCTGAGGCACAAAGCAGAACACAACAATTAAAACAGCCGACCGCACCTAGAAGATTTGTCTATGGGCAAACACGCGTGTCAGGCGTTTTAGGTCATGTTGAAAGCACAGATAATGACGAATATCTGCATATGGTTATTCTGCTTGCTACGCATGAAATTGAGGCGTTCGACACCATTTACATCAATGATGAAGCATTAACAGTAAATTTATCTACAGGTGCAGTTACCGCGCCATCTAAATATGCTGGCATTGTTAGAATATTTGTAAGATATGGCTCTGCAACACAGGCATCACCTAACTTGTTACCAGCAGAAAGCGAAGCAGGTTGGACATTATATCATCGGCTACAGGGCATAGCTAATATCTATGTGCGTCTGAAATTTGACACTGACGCATTTCCTAGCGGCATTCCTACCGTGTCTGCGCTGGTGCGCGGCAAAAAGGTCTATGACCCTCGCACTAGCACTACAGCCTATTCTGCAAATCCAGCACTTTGCATAAGGGATTATTTAACAGATACAAAGTATGGTCTGGGCGTAACGGCTGATGAATTAGATGATACAGCGTTCATTGATGCGGCAAATGCTTGCGATGAAAATGTTGCGCTAGCGGCTGGTGGCACAGAAAACCGCTACGAATTTCACGGCACATTAACTACCAGCAACGCGCCTAAAAAGATATTAGAAGAAATGATAACATCGTGTGGCGGTGTTATCTCTTATGTGAATGGCAAATTCACTATCAAGGTGGCTGAATATGTTGCGCCTACCATTACGCTAGACGAAAATGATTTGATTGACGGTATTACCGTTCAAACAAAGCGGTCAAAGCGTGATAACTATAATGCTATTAAGGGCATTTTTACGCCTACCGACACAAACTATATTGCCGCAGACTATCCTGCTTTGACATCATCTACTTTTGAAGCAGAAGATAATGGCGAGCGTAAATTTATTGATTTCAATTTGCCATATACTACCAGCAGTCCGATGGCGCAGAGGCTAGCTAAAATTGCGCTATACAGGAACAGGCAACAGATTACAATGCAGTTATCTTGTAATCTAAAGGCATTTGATTTATCGGTTGGCGATAATGTCAGCATTACAAACAGCCGTTTCGGGTTTTCTGCAAAAGTATTTCAGGTGATAGAATGGTCGTTATCAGTTAAATCAGATAATGATAATAATCCTATTCTGACTGTTGATTTGTTTTTGAGAGAAAACAATAGTGCGGTTTATGATTGGAGTGCTAATGAAAAGACATTTTCGCTAGATAACACTAATCTGCCTAATCCGTTCAGCATACCAGCACCGACCATATCGGTAGCAGACCAGACGCAAATCGTTAATCAGAAGGTCACATCTGTTTTGCAGGTGACAGCATCATCGACTAGCATCTATGCTTATCAATTCGAGGTGCAAGCTAAAAAGCAATCAGACAGCAATTATATATCGCTGGGCGTATCATCATCGCCTGTATTTGAAATGCAGAATGTGGTGGCTAACACGACCTATGACGTTAGGGCTAGGATTATATCTAGCACTGGCATTAAATCTGCATTTGTGACTACAACGCATACTATCGGGGCGGCTGTAGTACAGATTGCGGATGTGACTAATTTCAGTGTTAATGTGAATGGCAGTAGCGCAGATTTAAGCTGGACACCTATAACCGACCAATCGCTATCGCATTACATTATCAGACATTCACCGCTAACATCAGGCGCGACCTATGGGAACGCTAGAACAGTAGCGCAGAAGGTATCACGACCAGCTAACACTGTGACCTTACCAGCGCAGACAGGCACATATTTTATTAAGGCGGTTGATAAGTTAGGCAATCCGTCTAACGATGCCGCAGAAAGTGTGGTGCTAGTGTCAGCACTGCAAGGCTTTGCAAATGTGACTAGCATTGATGAGCATCCAGATTTCGGTGGCACTAAAACAGATGTAGTCGTAGTAGATGGCAATTTACAGCTAGACACTGCTGATTTATTTGATGATGTAGCTGGCGATTTTGATGATGCGGTCGGTTTGTTTGATGGCGGTAATGCGTCTGTAGTATCGACAGGCACTTATTTGTTTGAAGATTATATAGATTTAGGCGCAGTGTTCACAGCGCAAGCATCATTTTCGCTGACTGTAAATCAGCTATCGCAATTCACTGGCGCGACTACAAACGCAGGTGCTACTGATGTTGAGATATATATATCTACAACAAATGATGACCCTGCTGGCTCGCCTACGTGGACAGCATATAGGCAGTTTGTTTTAGGCAGTTATACCGCTAGGGCGTTTAGGTTTAAGGCGGTTCTGACTACCACACAAGCTGATGAAACACCGCAGATAGAGGCATTGACTGTCAATATAAATATGGCTAATCGCACACAGAGTGAGAATGATATTCAGTCTGGCACTGCTGGTGGCGGCAAGGTGATTACTTTCCCGACCGCCTTTAAGACGCTACAGGCAGTAGCTATATCAGTAGGTGATATGCAAAGCGGTGATTTTTATGCTATAACTAGTAAATCAGCAACAGGGTTTACTATTGTGTTTAAGGATAGCGGAAGCACTGTAGTAGATAGATTATTTGACTATGTTGCAACAGGGGTATGATAGATGTCACAGCATGATTATGTAATTGATAACCAGACATTTCCAGCAACGCGCACAGATATAAATAATGCGCTTGCAGCTATTGTGACTACAAATGCAGGGGCTGCTGCGCCATCGACTACCTACGCATATCAGCTATGGTATGACACGACTAATGATATGCTAAAAATGCGTAATAGCGATAATGATGCGTGGGTTGATTTATTTAGTTTTGACCAGACCGCAGACACAGCAGAGGTGGCGGCTGGTGGTGGCGCAGGGTATTTTCAAGGTGAGAATGGCGCGACTGGTGATACTACAAATGGCAAAGGCGATATTTTTAGAGTGCATGAACAAACATTAGACACAGATGTTACTATTGCATCAGGCGATAATGCAGGGGCGTTTTTCAGCCTAACAGTAGCGACAGGTGTTACGCTGACAGTTAATGGTAATTTGGTGATAGCATAATGAGTACGTTAAAAGCAGATACAATAGTAGCGGCAGATGGCACTAGCCCTGTAACGCTGACTAAGCAGAGTGCATTAAAAGCGTGGATTTTAGGTGAAACAGATGCCTCATTGATTGGCAGTTTCAACACCGCCAGCGGGACAGATCAAGGCACTGGAGATTTTCAATATTCTTTTGTTAACAGCATGTCTGACGCTAATTACGCAGTTGCTACAGTTGGCACGGCACAAAACAACGCAGAGCATGTTTACAATCCTGCTAGGGCAACAGGCACAGTGGATATTAATGTTTGGGACGGTTCTGCCGTGCAAGACAGGCGGCAAGGCGTACATATCGCAGGAGACCTAGCATGAGTGAGATTATTACAGACAAACTCACTGGCAAGACTTCTGCTGGCGATGTGACGATTACCTCTGAGGGCGGTTCTGCTACGATGCAACTGCAACAGGGGGTGGCGAAGGTTTGGATTGATATTCCTTTAGGTGCGGCAAGCATAAATGATAGCTTTAATGTTAGTTCATTAGATGACGATGGGACTGGGGATTTTGGTGTAAATGTAACTAATAGCTTTGACAATGCTTTTCATGTACCGACAGCAAGCAATAGTAATCTTTCAAGCAGTTCTTTAATAAATTGCGTTGTAGAAAGCAAAACAACATCTGCTATTGAAGCATATACTATTGCCGTTAGTGCTACTGCTAATAGAACGCTTCTTGATAGAGACGCACATATAACGTCACACGGAGACTTAGCATAATGGCTGGCAAGATTATAGCAGATACGCTGGAACACAGCACCGCAGGGTCACTGACTACGGACTATGTTGTTAATGGTAGTGCGAAGGCTTGGATGAACCTTACTGGCACAGGTACGATAGCAGTAAATGACAGCCTAAATGTAACATCTTGCACTGATGCTGGAACAGGCCGCTACAAACCTCAGTTTACAAATTCATTCAATACCACACGTTACACACCACAATGTATTGATGATAATTACGGCATAGGTTGGGTAAATGGTTACGCAACAGGCGAATGCCAAAATGTTAGAGCCAACAACACTTTTACCTTAAATGACCCTACTACGGTTTCATTTAGCGCACACGGAGACTTAGCCTAATGCAGACACCTGATTTCAAAGGCACACATCTCTGGGATAGACTGTGCTGGGCAAAGGAAAACCTTGAGCCTGTTCAGTCTGACTACCGTGTGGTCTATGAGGACAGCATTGATGAGTGTGCTAAGATACTTGTGCCTGACCCGAACTGGATGGCGTGTGCTTTACAGGGCGGCATCTTACCGCCAGTGTGGGTGTATCACGAACTGGCAAAGGACGAGGCACAGCCTGACTTTAAGAAGCATACTCGTGGTTATCTATTGCATGAGACACAGCCAGTAGAGGCTATGACAGAAGAAGAAGCAATAGAGTACCTGATTATGAAGGATGTCCCACAGTCTGTATGGCAGGAGTGGGATAGCGGCAATAAGCCGAAGATGGTAATATGTCGGAAAGACCAGTTACCGCAAACAAGAGAAT